TCATTGTTGCCGGTTTCGGCCACGCCCACTTCAGCGAGTGCAACCTGAATCAAACGCGGCAATGTGCCTTGTGGAAAATTAGTCACTTGTCTGTGACTCATCATAAAATGATTTGAGCATTGATGTAAATTGCTCGTTGCCGTGGTCAATCATTGCGTATTTAGTGACCTTATTAGTCATTGGGTCTGTAATTTCAATAAAGGTTACATTATTCATTTCTATAACTCCGCACTAAATCCGAGGTAGCCTGATGTCGAGTTGTTTGCAGTTAATCCATAAGGACGATTAACAGTTAATCCTGCCGCTACTGTGGGATAAGCCACAACAATTTGATTGCTGCATTGACTTGATAACAATGTAAGACCTGTAACTGTTGTGTTTGTGCCACCTGTTGTTAAGTTTAGTGTTGAAAAATCAACGCTTGTAGGCAGAACTCTCATTGTTACTGGCAATGGCACTTGAATAATTGCTGTAGTTGTTTGGTCTGCGTAACCTTGCCCAAAGCTTTGATAAAGAGCCAATCCACCAAAACGAGAATAATACCGCTGACAAGCAGCCAATTCGGTTTGCAATGTTGGTGTTGCCAAGCTCCAAGCTGTATTTGTGCCAGCGTTAAATTGAACCTTTGACAAGGTTTTTGTTGTGCTTACAGCTGTGTATTCCACAACAACATCTGCCAATCCATCGGCTGTAAAAGTAATGGGAGATGCCGCATAAGATGGTGGTGTGCCGCCTGAATTATACACTCGGCCCGTTGCCGTGCCTGTCCAAGATAATGTGTAAGTACCAGCTGGCACCAAACCTTGTTCAATTATTTGTTGGATTCCGCCACTAGCATTAATTGTTATTGATTGGCCTTGTGTTGAGGCTGTAAAAGTCAAAGTGGTGTTTGTGTAATTTGATTTCCAACGATCAAATCCATAAGTGCCAGATGCTAAATTTGCTGCCGATACATAGGCTCTTTGATTCAATGCAAAATTTGAATTGAGCAATAAATTGACAGATGCAGCATTTGCCAGATCATAAGCTGATTTAACAGCTGTTGGTGTAGCTGCCAAAACTGACGATGTTGTCGATGTCGAATCTGAAAGCTGCACGGCACCTTTGACCGATGTCGTTGCATCCTGAATTCCAACAGTTATTGCGCCCGATGAGCCGCCGCCTGTCAATGGTGATGTGGCCGTGATGCCGGTAATGTCACCTTGATCATTTGTGATCCACACAAAATCCATGTCTGTGTTTGAGTTTTTTGCCAGAATTTGACCGGATGTGCCACCAAGCAGATCGGCCATTGATGTTGCTACAGCTTGACCAAATACCTCAAAGTCAGCTGGTAAATCTGTCACCAAATCCGTTGCCGTTGGCATTTGCCAACTAAATGGTGTTGTCGGATTGCTCATGTTTTCCTCCTTATGCTACGACTAACGCATCGGCCCAAATTAGGCTTCCGCTAATTGTGTTCCATTGTTCTGCTATTGGTACATCCTGCCATTGCATAGCTTGTAAGCTGAATGACAATGGAGAAATGATAGCCGTGATCGAAACGCTGTTATAGGCGGCACGCCATGTCCAGCCTTCGACAAAACCCAAATAAGTGCCAGCGGCCATGTTTAACGGCAAATCCGTAATCCGCGTTGGCATACCCATAAAAATGTTAATTAAAGCATCCCGATCCACATCGTCTAATTCTGGGTTTGTCAGCTCAAATGTAAAGTCGTTAAAATTAAATTGTGGATACGATCTCAAAGCCAAATAAAAATCTGCCTGATCCTCGGCATCGGCTTGATGTTTGATTGTAGTTGTAAAGATTTGAGACAATTGCCCAAAAACGGCAATTGAGTCTGGATCGTTTGCGCTTGTTTCGCTTGAGCTGTTTTGGCCGTATTTGATAGTGATGTCATTTCGCACATCACCGGCACGCTGTTGAACGCTTAGACCCGGTGCAATTGCGTGATTAGCCGTCAAATCTACATAACCATTGGTGGCAAGATAGATTGATCGATGTGTTGAATCGGCATAGCTAATTTGGCCCGTGGCCGACTCATAAATGTAACCCAATCCAGATGTGGCTAAAGCTGAAACTAAAGAATAGACATCGGTTCGGCTAGATGATCTTTGTGCTAATTCATAATTGCCTGGTGTATCAATCTCACCCAATCCTGTGTTTTGTGCATTTTGCCATTGCTCTGTTGGATCATAGGTTGCCCATTGTAAAGCTGCCGGAACTTCATTCCATGAATTAATCAACAAATCGGTAAGAATTGTTAAAATCTGATCGCCATCAAAATCCTGCGACAATACGCCATCGGTCAATGCTTTTGGCAATCTAGCCAATGCACCTAAAGCAATGATTTTGATGCGTTGGGCATAATCAACCGATCCAACCTCGGCCACGGCAATACCAACCTCAACGACCGAGCCGCCAAAGATTGGCACAAATGTGGCCGTAGAATCTTGCAGCTCAATGGTGAGTGAATTGTTGATCTCGATGGCCACATTTGATTGATCAAGGTTGATCAGCTCAAGATTAATGTATCCGGCTTGAGCCTGTTCATAAATGTTGGTTCGGCCGCTTTGAATTGTTAGATTGGCCAAAACAGCGGTTTGGTATTGCACACCGCCAATAGTCACGCGCCAAACTGGGTTGAAAACTGTCATGATGAGAATTGCAAGGTATTTGCGCCACCTGTGCCGCGATAGAAGCTGTTATTGAGTACATCCACAATTCGGCGAGCTGTGCCTTCTGGATCAATTGCACCTGTTACATTCAGATTGATTGTGGTGCTGCCACCGCCTAAACGATTGTTTGGTGTGATCATGCCGTTAGATGATGGTGTAAATAACTCTGGGCCACGCTCTCCGACAAGGTAGGAGGTGCCTGACCTAACAGGCCCACCGGCAGCTTTACCGCCGCCAAACACGCTGTCAATGGCTCCTGAAATGCCTTTAACAATTGGGTTGTTGCCAATGAAATCAACAAACCTTTTGATGGCTGTGTAAGCACCATTGATGAAACCAACCAATGCAGAAAAGCCTGTGACCAGAATTGTGACAGCTATAGCAATGCCATCGAGTGACGCCTTGAAAACTGTGCCCAAAAACGGAGCAAGATAGGTTTTGGTAAATTCCCAAATCTTTTTGAGTAAATTAAAAAATGGTTCTAATTCCTCAGAATTGTCTGAAATAACTGTTTTGATCTTGAAAAATGCATCTCGCAAACCAATAAGAATCGGGCCGACTACAGCACCAATCGCCGGGATAACTTCCGTATAAAGAAATTTCCACCATGTGACCAATACAGGCAACAGCTCATCCCGAATAAATGTAAAAATCTGTGCAAATGCTGGCCCCAATGTTTTGCCCAAACTATCGGCAAATTTGGAAATGGCAGGCACGCCTTTATCCACAAACGCGCTGAGCAATGGTGTTATGGCGTCCAGCACATACGATCCGACAGTTTCTTTTGCTTCACCAAATGCGACATTAAGCCTTGCCATTTTGCCGGCAAATGTGTCTGCCTGTGTTGATGCTTGGCCTTCAAATGTAGCTGCTAAGGCCGCCGCTGCAGCATCAAAATCTTTTGTCTTTATGATGTTTTCATCAAGCGGCACACCTAGTTTTTTCAAGGCTCCAAAATTGCCGTCATAGGCTTTTGCCAATGCCTCTGTTACTGCTCCTAAATCTTTACCGGTGCCGGCTGCAATGTCTAGTGCTAATTGTTGCAATTGTTGTGCTTCGGTGGCATTTTTTGTACTTCTAATCAACCGATCTAGCGATGGCCTCAAAACATCATCCGTAATCCCGTTGGCTAAAGCTGTTTGAGTTATGTAGCTTTCAGTTGCCGCAATTTGGGCATTTGTTGCACCTGTGACATTTTGCAATGTCGTGGCCAATTTGGCTTGAGCAGCTTCATCCTCGATGGCAGATTTAACGCCATCAATGAGCAATTTGCCAGCATAGGCAGCGGCAGCGGCTCCAGCTGCGGCAAACGCTAAACCGGCTTTTTTGGCAAAACCACCTAGCTTTGATCCAAAGCCTTCAACCTCATTTGATCCAGCTGTTAAATTCTTTTTGAGGTTATCAATGTCAGCAAGAATTGAGAGTTTGAGCGTACGCGATCCTCCAACGGCCATGTCACCACTCCTTCAAAATCTTTGTAAATGCATTTTCCCATTCATTAATGATGTGCGGTTGCTCAGCTCTCAATGTTGGATAAATAAAGTATCCACGCGAACCGCGACCTTCACGGCCAGACCACACCGGGAATTGCTTAAATTTATTTGATCCAAATTCAAACCCGCCCCAAAGCTGCTGGGTCGTTGCACCGCCGCTAAATTTTTGCGATACAAAACCAAATGACAGCTCACCGATCTTGGATGACTTACTTACACGGGAGCCTTGAGCGATCCTCGATGCTGCCTCATTTGGACGGCTACCAGCTGCCGAAATAATTTTGCCTTGCACATAGGTAGCCAAGCTGTTTGAGACTTTTTTGGCCTCAGCTACAGCTTCCGCATCCATGCCTTTGAAAGCCTTGAGAATCCCACGCAAATCATCCTTGTCATAGGTAATTGTCTCAGCTGCCATTTTGTATCCTTAAAATCTCAATCGCGGTTAAAACATCCTCAGCTGTCTGGAACTCTGATCTTGACAATCCGGTTGCAATCGCTAATTCCCAAATGGTCCGGTTTATTGATCCGGATTGGTAACTTTTGGGTTTGCGGTTTCTCCCATGTCAATGTCAGTAACAGTTTCACACCACACTTCAAACGGCTTGACAGTTTTGCCGGCTGCCTCGCGTTTCATTGCGTGATACGCCAAAAACATCAAATCAGCAATACCCATTTTGTCGGATACCTGTTGAATGGTGTTTCCAGTTTTCTGTTCCCATTTCATCCACTCCGGTGGGAGAGCTGTGTATGTCTCTCTCTCACCATTCGTAAATTCAATTGTAATTGGTAGTTTCATGCTCCCGATCTCCTTATCATGTGATTGTTAGAACTGGTGTTGTTACACAAGTGAAAGCAAGTGAAACAGTTTGTGCATCTGGAGCTGTGCCTCCAGCTGATGGCAAGATTGGCTGCACATCAAACGCAAATGCTGCGCCTGAATCTGCTCCAAAAATAACCGATAGGCCGGTATTTGGTGCGTTTGTTGCAGCTGTCCAAAGTGATTCGCACAATGATGATGCTGCGCCCCAATCGGCAAGCATTTCAACAGCAAATGAGCCTTGAGTATCTGTCGTAAAATAGGCCTTGCCATCAAGTGTCTGATAGGTGTTGATTGTTGAATCAACTGTCAATGTCGCTGATGTGGCTTGAGCGTCATAACTAG